TTAGCATATTTCAAAAACGGTTGCCATCATTACGCCATACATTCTCAAACGTTTAAAAAACGCGTATTTTAGAAAATTATCGTTTTCATCATTTTTCAATAATTGAAAAAAGTCGTATTCAAAATCGTATTCATTGCCCGCATAATTGAGAGAACGAGCCCGAGGGCTTTTTTTGTTGCTGTTATAATAGACAATCTTTGAAATTGCCGTTATAAACACAAAAAAGCCCTCCCAATTTGGGAGGGTGTGTGTCTTATTATATAGTTTCTGGCCACGGATCATCTGTGGTATACGACATATTAGTAAATCGTAAATCTCCGATATCTCTATCAGTAGGTACGGGATCATCGAATTGTAAGCGTAGCTGGTTACCGTCACCCGGCCCACCTAAATAAAAAGTCCCAAGGCGTTTGCCCTTGTCGTTTGTCATAATCCCCAGTTTTGAGCTGGTCGCACGAAAACCGACGGGTATACCGCCGACATTTAAAATCACTACGTTTCGCTCTCTGTCTGAACCTTGCGGAACGTAGCTGGGCGCACCTCGTCTCACGATCCCAAACCAACCCCAAGAGAGACCACCAAAACCAATCTCTACTGTGGAATTTACACGTCTAAACTCAACATATGCATTAGTTTGATTTGAGTTGATGTTTCTTGGCTTATATTTGACATCACCAAATAAAACAGACCAAGCGTTAGAGCCAGTTCCAGCGGTTTTCTTGATCCACTTCACCGCTCCATTTTTCGCTGTGGTATCGGTATAAATTGTACCGATATTAGCGTTTAGAGCGTATGGGAACCCTTGGCCTTTTAGTTCGGTACTTGCACCGTTTCCAGATCCGACTGAGCGTTTCAGCTCTTCCAGATCATTCTTGCTTGCAAGCTGACTTGTGTCAATCGTTGGCAATTTTGAGCGTGTGACAAATGGATCACCACCGTTTTGCAATTTTGTATCGATGAGAGCGTCCAGACCGAGGTCTACGTGCTTCTCCTTGATATTCGTGGTCATCTGCGCTTGTAACGTGGCATACGTTGGAAACAACTCGTAAGCTTTGGAAGTTTGCAACGCTCCGCCTTGATTAGCTTGAAGCGTCCCAATATCACGACCAATGGATTCTATAGCTTTCTTTAATTTATCCATTCAGCACCTCCTTAGAGGGTATTTTTAGCCGTTGTATAGATTTGTACGAAGTCGGTATTTTCTAAATCCGTGAACTTTTGTCCGAGTTCAGTCATTTTAGATACGATCGCACTATCTGGGTTTTCGCCAGCTTTAATCTTATCAGCGATCTCCTTAAGCGTGTCCAACTCTTCAGGTACACCCTCGCCCAGAATGGCTGTTTTAACGCCTTGAATAGCAGTTTCAAGTTGTTGCTGGGTAATTCCGCCTTGGCCGATTTCGGACTTGTCAGCCTTGTTTGCAAGTGTGGTCTTGATTTCTTTTACATCAGCACCGACCGCTTGTGCAAATTGTGTTAATTTTTCTGTGTTTAAAGTCATATTTCTCTCCTTTAAATTTTAGCTAGGTTGTATAGTACGGTAAGGTCTGGTAGTTCTTCCGTCTGTGGCCCGTTCGGGTGCGCTGAAATATACTTGTCGATTTCTTCTTTGACGTCGTTTTTAACAAGCGCAAGAACTTGCTCGCTTGTGTACTCGTCCGCTGACTGGATAACGTCTACTCGGACGCTCTGATCACTCGGGAATACATATCCACCAGCCACCACCTCGACAAGATAGCTCTCGACGGGAAGCACTTTTGGAATTTTAAACGATACTTTTGAGCCTTGGACAGTGGCGCTGAATGACGCTTTGCCTTTCTTGCTGACGAAGTGGATTGTAGCTGCCTGCCCGTCAAGGTCAATCGGTACCCAGTTCTCATCGTACATTGCAAAACCAAAAAGGGAAGCCGAGTCGCCCTGCTTGACGACCCGACCACCTTCGATCTGCCTTAGATTCGTAGAATTTAATCGATTCATCTAGGCCCTCCCCTATTTGTTATTGGTAATAATTCACGAGATCGTCCTTGTCCCAGCATGAGAGCCAAACGGGGCCGAATTGCCCGAATTCAAACAGACGCCAGTAATAGCCACCGTAATAACCGCCCTTGCCTGTGTCTGCGATATGGGCTTCATCGAGTTCGAACGAGAAGAACATTCCGGCCTTAAAGTCTTTATCAGCACCATCTGGCAAGTTGTTTCCGTCCTTATCGACCCAATTCACCATTGATACCGGGATCCCGTTTTCTGTCCAATCGAAGCCAACGGGAGCGAGATAGTCGCACTTGATTTGATAGATACCGTTGACATACTTAACCTCGTTTGCTTGGTAAAAGGCCTTGTCTTGTGGTTGTACGGCTGTGTTCGCTTGGTTGTTGGTTTGAGGTGCTGTATCAGCGTATCGCCAAACCTCGATATAAGCCGGTTTATTCCAGCTGTAATAGTCGTTCCACGGGTAAGTATTGATAGCTTGTCCGGGTGCGCCTTGTGTTGAGTAGTCGCAAGAGATGAAGTATGTATCGTCGATCATTGCTCCGACGTGTCCACCAGCGCCACCAGAACTTGACATATCAGCGCCCCAGCTCATAAGAATAATATCGGCCGCTTGAGCGTCCCACGGTTGGTTACGACTGATACGATAAAAGCCGTTGTTTGCGAGTTGCTGCCCAAGTGTTACCGTGGACGGCAAGCCTTGAATCGGAATGCCGGCTTCTTTCAATACTTGCGAAACAATACCGGAACAGTCACCCGTGCCGTCTGCGCCGTTACGGCTTCCTAGCATTGAATAGGTAATCAGCCCGCGACGACTAATAAAGCCGTTAACGATAGATTGTTGTACACTCATTGTCTATCTCCTATTTCTTCCATTCTTCGTTAGCGCGTTTAACTGCTGCTTCGATAAAGGTATTAAGCTCTTGATTCGTCAAGTGGATATTTTGAGACTCAAGACCCTCAATCAAGCTAGTTTTAGCGTGTTCCAGTTTATCCTTCCCGTGGATATCTAACTTGTCCGCAACTTGCTCTGTAGCGTTGACCGCGTTCTTTGCCAAGATCTCAACGATCTCGATTGCTTTCTTGCCACCACGCATAAGTAAGTATTTCTTGATCGCTTGAACAACGATCCCAGTTAATACAACTAAAATGCTCATCGCTGACGATGTAATAATGCTCGTGATTTGATCCATGTTATTTGTCCTCTTTAATTTCTAAATCCAAAAAGCGCTCAAAGAGCACTTTAATAGCTCCGTTCCCGCCTAATTCGACGTAACTCTCGTATAATTTCGACAGCTCTTCCAATTCGTGCTGGTTTGTATGTCCACGTTTGAGCGCGTTCTTCAAATTCTCCTGCAATCGAAAGCGCTGAAGCCGTTGTAAGCCTTTCCCGATAATCGTTAAATTCCGCTGGTTATCTTTCCCGATCTCTTCCACGTTTGATACTGACTTCTCGAGGGTATCGATTTTATTCGATAAACCCTCAATACGTTTGTCAGCTTCCTTTGTGGTTTTTGTGCTTTTAAAGGAAAAGTAACTTGGAATAATCACGACTAAAACGGGAGTCAATTTGTCAACTAGTGCCAATAGGTCCAATTTTACCACCCCCTATTTAACAACTAGCTTACTGGACAGGTTGAGTTTCAAGCTCTCCCGCTGGTTTTGGCTCTTCTGGTTTAGGCTCTGTCCATTTCCAGATCCCAATTTTTCCGTTTTGGTACAATGATTCGAGTTGCTCAAGTGTTTCGCCATTATATGTAAATGGTTCTGTTACTTGTACCATCACGCGCTTGCCCTCGCTAAATTTTTCGATATGGTTTGGATCCTCAATCGCGAAGATCGCTTGTGCCGGATAAGTTGCCCCAACTTTACCAAGATCGACCAATTCAAGGCCACGTTTAAAGACTGTAGGGTCTAGTGGACGATCGACGTCAGTTACGCGAGCGAGTACGCTCCACTCTGCCACGTCTTTTACCTTTTGGATTTCTTCGTCTTTCTTCGCGAGTTTAGCTTCGTAATCTTGGGCTTGTGTGTGCAAGTCCTCTTGCAACTTCTTAACACCCTCTGCCGGGTTAAATTCAGTTGCTACTTGTCCGAGTACAGCTTGGATCAACGCTTCATCTGATTCGTTGGTACGATCACCAATCAAGACACGCTCAAAGGCTGTATAAGGGTTCGCCGAACGGATTGAAACGAAGGTACGACCTTCTTCTTGCAAGTATTTGTTAATGATTTTAAATTCCATAAAAATTTATTCCTTTTCTAATTTCTGTGCTGCTTCATCAAAAAGATCTTTAAGATCTTTGTCACTATCCAAAACGGCGTTAAACTTGCTTAATAGCTCGTTTACGCGCTTGTATTCCTCGCTTGCTTCTTCGTATAATACCTTGTAATTTGAGGCTTCTACGATCGCGTTTGCGCATTTCTGCGAGATATCGTTGATAATTTTATTTACTGTGTCCATTTGTGATCCCTCTTTACATTTTGTAATTTCCGATATTAGTCCAGCCCGCATGTTTTGCGACGGCGACAACGAAATCCACTAAAGCATTAAAAGTAGTTGCTAAATTTCTATTTTTGATAGTGATCTCATTTACAAGTTCAATTTTATTAACTCGAAGACTGTCAGTATTTACATGATTGCAACCAACTGTACCTGTGCCAACAAAACCTTTTCCATGCCCATTCATTGTTACTCCATCTCTAACGTCCATAGTAAATGAACCGTAACTTTCGATATTAGTATCGCCTTGCCACGTTCCTTTTATCGCTCTAGTATTAAGGAGTAAACGTTCTTTTAGATCAATATTCAAGAAATCAGCAAGCATTGAAATCTGACTTGTGTAATATCTATTATTGATATTACCAATCTTGATATAGGTCTGTGGAGCTGTTGAAGTTTTAACTTCGGAGATACCGATACTTACTTCACCAGTTGTTAGCTGTTCGATAACTCCTCGACCATTCGCACGGGTACCCATCAAGATTGAAGTAGCTGTCCCTGTCCGAGCCGTCCATAGATCGCGGTTGTTTTGCTGGTTTTTTAATCTGGTAGCCGTCGCCGAATCGATATCGACACCAATCAGCAAGCCGGATCCTTGCGTATTCGACGCACGATTGCCACTACCAATCATTGAGACTGTCCCGTCGTTTTTGTTGTAAAACGTTAATAGAGTGTGATTGTCGAATCTAATCTCATTTTTAGGCGTGTCAATCATAAACGACTCGTCAATACTTCCAAGTGTTACTCCTCGAATATTGATACCTCGAAGAGTCCCAGTATTAATCGATCCAGCGTCGACGTTAATTGCTCTGAAAGTCGAAAAGTCAGCCTCACCACCAGAGATTTTACTTGCTGAAACTTTTTTTAGATTGGCGGAATCGATGACTGCTTCATCTATCACGGTCTGACCCGTGATGTGTGTCAAACGACCATCGATCCGATTCGTTCCATTCGCGAGTAAGTTGATCGAGTTGAGTACGTCGCCCGCGCTACTTATATTTTTAACCGACCAAGAGCCCGCTAGTTGTGTGACTTGCGTTCTTACGGCTTCTAATGGCCCTAAACTATCGTCCGGGCTTGGTTGCCATAAGCGATCGCTAGAGCCTTCGTATAAATCAAGCTCAGTCATAAACAGACCAGACCGACCGGTTGGATTGCCGTCATAAAAGAACATCAAGTAGCCCTCGTCAAAATTCCCTGTATTAAAACTGAATGATTTTTTGACAGCTCTGTCTGAGTTAAACGCTGGTGATTCGGTTTTTTTATAAATAAGATCAAAGTCTTGGTAATCGCCCGTAGAGCCTTTTTTTCGCTTCCTAAATACAATACTAAAATACTTTGTATTCGTATCAAACGCTGTCAAATTAAGCATATAATTTGTATTTCGTTTGACAAGGAAGCGTGAACTTTTAACTCTTGCTCCATTTGAGAGCAGAAACATTCGCTTCTGTCCGTTTAGATAAAATTGGTGAGACGTAAAACTCAGGCGCCCGTTTTCTTCCGTCCAATAATTAAGGCCGTCGTCCGCCCTTGAGTTCCGGAGCATATTCGGGCCACCCGTGCTTGAATACTTCCCGACCTCTGTTTGAAAGATCTGGCTACTCATGACCAACCGTGAAAGTTGGTCTGGTGCGCCTGTTTCGCTCTTACCGAGAATACGCTCATACATCTTGTTTGATTCCGTGAGCTTGTTAAATTCTAGCGTCTGAGCTGTGATCTGCTTGGACAGATTAAGAAGATCGCGCCCTTGATCATTTTGCACACGGTCAATGCTTTCAAATTCGCCTCTAGTTGCGAACTGCTTGGACACTTTGGACACAATCTTACTATAAATCGTGTCACCGTCAACGCTCTTGACACCCTCGGTTACCTTATTCTGCAAGTCTGGGCTGTTCAAAACCTGCTGTTTTATCTGGTCAGATAGCTTGCTAGTGTCTGGTAATGTCCCGGCTTTCTTGAGAGCTTCTTCTGCCTTTGCGTTTGCTTGTGCGATTGCTTGATTTGTTGAGTTTTGGGCGTCATTGACGATTTTTTCAATCTTTGACGTGTCAACTTTGAGAATTTTCGGGAGCCATTCCGACCCGCTCCAATAATAGAGCTCTGTCTCTTCTCCGACGGTCAAGTACAAGAGATCGCCTTCATGAAGCGTCCCTCTTGGCTCGTCTTTTGGCTTCGTGGCCCCATAATAGTTAGTATTCTTACCATTCGCGGAAACAAGCGCCCGTGTGGCCACCTCGAGAGCTCCTTCAGCGTACTCTTTCGACTCTGAAACACTTCGCATGATCGAGCCTTCAGACGTGATCGCTTTCTGGACGGTCCCAATATCATTACAAGTAACCTTGTGAGATAATAGCCGGCCCGTCACGTCGTAAGAACTCTCGTAAGACACAATACGGATCTTTTCACGGAACCCGATTGTCTCATTAATAGCCATGATATAGTCGCCCTCACGAGGCCGTGTGTACTTATATCCGGCTTGTGTGAGATCTTCCATATCAAGCTGGACCGAGATCGAGTATGATTCGTCAACTTCTTTTTTTAGCCGTTCCAAGAGCTTACCAGTCTCTTTATAGCGTTCGTCACTTACCGGTTCACCCTCGATTCGGCCATAGATCCGAGCAAGCGGGCTTTCATATTCCGAAGTATATCGGCCCATGTCGTGATCTTTTTCGTCCTTCCACGCCCCCAGACCCTTTTTATAGGTTATAAAGTTGCCGATATTCTTTTCGATTGTTAGTTCGTTCATATTGAAATTTTTCCGGACGACCGTCGAAAGATCCGTACCGACTTTTTTTAAAATTCGAACGACCTTACCAGTTACCGAAAATTCAAGACCCGCTGCTTTAATGATCTCTTTGAACATTTTGAGCCGGCTCGCGTTACCGAAGTTCTCCTTCCGAATTGCCCCAGCTTGCGCCTCGATAACGTACCGATAGCCACTATCTTTGAAGATCTCCTCGATATAGACTTCAAAGCGATTTGAGCCGTTAAACTCTTTATAACAGTTTGAGTGCTCGAAATCGTAAAAGAATTGGTGGACCGCGTCAAACGATAGCGAAATGTTTTTGCCTTCGTCTTTGGGCTTTGCGTAAATGATCTTATAGAGCTCGCCATCAAAGGTAAAGCTCCACCCACGGTCTAATTTCGATAAAACTTGCTTATTAGATACAATTGTCCCCGAAATTGATCGCTCGCCATTTACTGCGTTTTTAGTTTTCAACTCGACTTGGGCTCCGTATCCGTTGCCTTTTTCGTCGTAAAAAGTAATCAATGATCCACCTCCTCTCTAGCGATATAACTCTTTGAATCCGAGGATCTTGACAGTCCCCTTGAAATTAGTAAACCAATTGACCGAACGGTTAGGCTTTGGCTTAATAACGAAATACTCGTAATTCGTCCGGTTATTGACGTTTAAGTCCTGCGTAGTTGTTCCTTGATAGATTGCCGTCTCAACTCCTTTTAAAAGGAGCTTTTGGCCAGATCTCAAAGGCGTTTCCGTGTGCCGGTAAGTGAACCGACGGCCGTCAATTTCAAGGAAAAAATCAGTATTATCAGCGTTTGCGGTCAATTCAACCACAAACGGAACCTCTAGCTGACTGAGCGGGGCCGTGCCGTTGTATGGGAAGCTGTTCGCCGATAGTGCGAGATCCCGTGGGACCGTCTCACCATACGGAAGCTCCGCCGTCACGAATGAAAACGAAACATTGTACTTGATACCAGCTTCTGAATTGCCGATAAAGTCAAACTCGATTTGACCATCGCCCACAACGTTATAACGATATTTCCAGTTATTGTGTGGTAGCTGGGCAATATTGAGATCGCCCGTCGTTTGCCCCGGAGTCTGGAAGTCGTAAATATTATTTACATTTTGGTATAGCTTGGTAATATAAAAGCTATCGTCACCCAAGACCCAGCGAGAAATTTCGTCCTTTTTGTTTAAAAAGTCCTCCATAGATCCCGCTGAAAGCCTAGCTGTGACTGAGATTTTCTTCTCGGTATAGGTTAGACCGTCGAAAATATAACCATTGCGCCCCTTAACAGTACGCCTTGATAGTTCCACGGCCGGGGACGAATCATCGACCGTGATATTGTAAAGACCAAGGCCAGATAATTTCTGGCTTTGGCCGTCTTTTTCAATTAATAAGTCCATCGTTCCCCCTTACGCGAAATAAGCGTCTAGCGCCTTTTCTCTCGCGTCTTTTTCCTTGATCGTGGTGTAGATCTTATCTCCCACAATCTCGTTATGTACTTCGAATTTTTGGTTCGAAAGTTGCGAATTTTTGACCTCATCGCTCAAGTCCTCAAGGGACGAACGAACGCCCGAACTTGTCACGCTCGCGCTTGTGGTCAATACGCTATTGGTTTGATAGTCTTGATCCGTGATCGCTTGGGCATACTGGCGGGCCATGCCGTTTATATCCGACACCCAATCTTTCATACCAATATAAAGACCTTCACCCGTGAAGCCCCCGATTTTCTTCATAACCCGGGACGGCGAGTGAATATCAAGAGCTGAACTCATTATCGAAGCGATATTCGAAGCGATACTATACGCGAGATCGTACAGCGAACCAGCCATCGAAGCGAGTCCGTTATATAGACCCATGCCTGCGTTAAATCCGACCATTTGAAGCAATGCCGGGAGATAACTAAACGAAGCCGAAATCTGTTCACAAGACGAACTAGCAAGCGAAACGGCTTGGTTCATGCTTGATTGCATGGTACTAGTAAATGCTTGCATACCGCTTTTCGCGCTATTTGTCACGCTTTGGAAAGTCGATCTAAACGAGCTTTCTAACTGCTTACCGGCTGAAGAGCTCACTTGTGAGATCTTATTGAGGCCAGCTTGGACTGCTTGGGCTGTCGCGTTCATCGCGCTTGTGACAGTCTTTTGCATATTTTGGTAATTAGTCGTGATAGCTTGTGACATTTTAGAGCTCGATTGCTCCGCTTGTTGGGCCATCTTACCAAAATCTGTTTGAGCACTAGCAGCCATCGCATTTGTAGCGCTCGTCGCTCCTGTTTGCATTTGTTGGAAGTTGCTTACAACGTTCGCGCTTGCTTGTTGTGCGTTCGTGGTTGCAGCCGTATTGACTCCCGTCGTGCTCGCGTTCGCGTTATTCATCAACTGGTTCAACTCGTTACTTGCGTTCGCGTTCAACTGGCCGATGTTGGTTGTTACGCCTGTATTCATCTGGCCAGTCTGTGCGAGTGCGTTTGCGTTCATCTGGTTAAATGACGCGTCCGCATTTGCTGCAAGCTGTTGCATATTCATAGTTCCGTCAGTGTTCAACTGGCCGAAATTAGTCGAGGCGGTTTGTTGCAACTGAGTTGTGCTGTCCATCGCATTTGTGGACATTTGAGACATATTAGCCGTAACGCCAAGGCTCATGTTAGACGTTGACGCGATCGTGTTCGCGCTCATCTGGCTATAAGAAGTCGATACATTCGTAGAAGCGGTTGAAGCGTCGGTACTTAACTGTGTCGTCGTTTCCGAGCTCTTCGTCTTGATATGTTCCGCTGTGTTGTTGATCGATTCTTCGGTTTTCTTACCGCCTTCGTCCGACTTACCAGTGATCCAGTCCCAGATACCACCGAAGAAGTTACCGATCGCGTCCGCGACGGCTTTCAAAGCGTTCGGAATGAAATTAAGTAAGGCTTCACCAAAGCCCTTAATGATCTCCCAAGCAGCCGAAACGATATTCGGCAAGCCTTTAACGATCGCAAGTGCGAGCTGTACAACTAATTGAACCCCTGCCATAAGAAGTTGTGGCAAGGCTTGAGCAAACCCACGAATCATCTGACCGATGATCTGTACTGCGCTTTGTGCAATCTGTGGCAACGAACTAATGATCCCTTGAACGAGGGTTACGATTAATTGAATACCACCCTGTAAGATCGTTGGTAAGTTTGACAAGATCGTTTGCATAAACCCAACAATGACTTGCGTCGCGATCTCGATAATTGTCGGTAAGGCTTGGACAATACCGTTTACGATATTCATTAAGATCTGAATACCTTGTTCGAGGATCTGCGGGAATTGCGCTTGCATATTAGTAATAAAGTTCGTCACAATCTGTTGCGCTGTTGTAAGGATCTGTGGCAAGTTTTGCAAGATCCCTTGCGTAATGCTGAGAAGTAACTGCATACCAATAGAGAGCAATTGTGGCAATGCTGAAAGTAAGCTATTGACCAAAGTCCCGATAATCGTTACCGCGGACGAGATCAATGATCCTGCATTTTGGCCCACACCTTGAACGAGGCTACCGATTAATTGAATACCAGCGTCAACGATCACTGGGAACATTGTCGCGAATCCTTGCGCGAGCTTGGCCACCAGATCAGCACCCGAAGCAATAAGACTCGGTAATTGACTAGTGATCCCGTTTACAAGGTTTTGAATAATCATCGGCCCTTTAGTCGTTACCAAGGTAATCAACTGATCGATCTGTTGTCCGAATTGTTGATTAATCAGACCAAGACCAGCGAGAACGAGTCCCAGAATAGCAGCCGGACCGATTGACGCGAGGGCGATTCCCATCACGGACGCGATCCCGCTTGTCATCATACTAAGGACAGATAAGCCTTGTGAAGCAGCTCCACCAAGAGCGCCTGGAATACCTGCGACTTTACCAGCGAAGCTCGAAATGAAGCCTCCGGCCGTGCTAAATGCACTTGACGCGACTGATCCAAGGGCCAGCGTCTTACTTGCGACCATGCCCATAACACCAGTAAGCGAAGTTAGTCCGCGCACCGCTGGACCAAACGCAAACGCACCAATGAGGGCTGTCACGGCTGGTTGGACGGCTTGCATAGTATTTTTAAACTTATTCGCTTGCTCGTCTGACATTTTAGTTCCGTTTAAAAACTGATCTAATGCCGGGTTTAACGAGTTCAAAGCGTCGAGAAATTTTTGTAGCCCTTGCGAGTTGGACAACTTATCAACTAGCTTGTCAATCCATTTGACGAGTGTTGTAAGGACTGGAAGGACTGCCGTTCCGACTTTAATTTGAAGTGTTTCCCATGATCCACTCAAAGCCTCGACGGCCCCTTTTAAGTTGTTGAGCTTTTCAGCCGCTACTTGCGCCGCTGTTACTTTGTCGATAGCCGCTTGCATATTGTTAGCGCCGTCTGCTCCCTCGTTCATCGCGATAGTAGCAGCACGCACTGCGTCGGTACCGAACATGGTTTTCAACGCCATTTGTTTTTCTGCGTCGGTAAGTCCGCCTAAGTGATCTTTCAAGACTTGAGAGATCTCAGCGAATGATTTGATCTTACCTTCAGCCGTAAAGAACTGGTTCGAGCCGTCGGCCGTAATGATACCGAGTTCTTTCATCATGTTCGTTTGTGCTTTCGTCTGCGGTTGCAGATTCATAAGCATAGTTTTAAGAGACGTTCCGGCGTCAGAGCCCTTAAGTCCGTTTTGAGCAAAGACTGCGAGGGCGTTTGTGGTATCGCGGAACGATAGACCAAGCCCAGACGCTACCGGAGCAACCATGGAAAGACCATATTTTAACTCATGGACATCTGTCGCTGACGCGTTAGCAGCTCCCGCGAGTTGGTTTGCTGCTTGTGTGGCCGTCATGCCGTCACGTTTAAACGCGTTTAAGGCTGTTGACGTAATTTCAGCCGCCTCTTTCAAGTCCAATTCCCCAGCCGTGGCCAAGTTAAGGGACGCAGTAAGCCCACCGTTTAGGATATCTTTCGTTGATACCCCGGCTTTGGCAAGTTCGCCAATAGCGTCCGCGGCGTCCGCTGCGCTGAAGGCTGTATCTGCCCCGGCTTTGATTGCAGCATCGTTGAATTTCTTCATCGTTTCCGCGCTCTCGCCCGTCACGGCCTTAATGTTACTCATTTTAGCTTCAAACTCAGCAGCTTTCGAAACAGTGCTCTTGATCGCTTGTTTACCAAGATCAAAGAGCTTATAAGCAGCAGCCACACCTAAAACCTGCTTCACTAGGTTTGTTGACGCGCTCGCCGCTTGGTTGGTATGGTTTACAATCCCAGTTAACGCGCTGACAGCCTTCTGGCCTGTCGTATGGAACGCGTTTCCGAGCTTACCGCTTACGTTGCTCGCGAGGTTATTGACGGAAGAAAGGATTCGACCGCCAAACGAGTTTTGAACCCGTTCCGCGAAGCTGTTCGCCTTGCTGGTCAAGTTGGTAAACATACTGGACCACGAAGAGTTGATCGGGTTCAATACCTTTTGACCAAGCGCACTCGTAAGATTTCCAGCCGTGGACTGGATACGAGCTTCGAGCCGGGCCATAGCGTCACCAATAGCACCAAAGGCCGTCTTATAAGATCCGGACATATTGTTAGCCGAATTCGTAAAGACTGAGCCTAAACTGTGGACTTTTGAGCTAATCCGTTGTGCCATAGAGTCAACGCTATTTGCCATTTCAGCAAACGCGCTTTTTGGTGATTTGATCGCGTTTGAAATATCAAAATCAAACGTCTTTTTAATTTTGGAATTAATACTAGCCCCAACGGCCGAAACGTCATTCTTCATCGCATCTAAAACCGACTTAATATCAGCCGAAACGCGAGTAAATGCCTTCCTTATGGGGTCAGGTAATTTTGCGCCGATGTTAGAAGAGATACGTTGTAACTCTCCGAGGGCGATTTTGAATCCACCGGTCAAACCTTGGCCGATCTTGGATCCGATATTCTGGTTACTGTTTGCGAGTCGGTTCATAAGCTGACCGACTTCACGAATCATCTGATTTGCGCTTTTAGACGCCTCTTGTGCCGCGTTCTGAAATGCTTTACGCGTTGAGCTTACGACTTCGCTCATTGCTTTTTCATACCCGGTTAAATCCGCGCCGATAATCGCTTCTATTGATCCGTCAAACGCCATCGCCCCACCTCCTATCTATCTATCTATTTCTGAAATGTTCATTAAGACGCTCGATCTTCTCGAGCATACCTCGGGAGCTTTCGCGCTCTTCGCGCTGTCTGAATAGACGACGCACTTTCTCGCGATCTTTTTTCTTGCTCAACTTGCCGAAGTCCGCTTTTTTAGCGTTCAACGTATAGCGAAGATTAAAAGCAAGTTCGACGAGGTTTTCCCTCTCTTCGATCGCTCGATAATAAAGGCCCTCACGAATCGCGTCGAGCTCGTTCTTTGTACATGAAAAAATAATATTCGGGTCAGTTAGACCCAAACGCGCACACTCTATTAAGAGATTGCGTTTCTCAAGCGCCCAATTTGCGCCTCCGTCTGCTCGATCTGAAGCTCCGCTTGTGCCTTGTCTTCCGCTGTTTCTGCTTTTGCTTTGAGATACTTCAATCCCAGCTCTAGATTTTCTAAGTATTTCGAAACTTTCTCTTTGAAAAAACCAGAATCGACCATCTCTTCTTCAAGTGCTTCGAATAGTGGCTCTGTGCTTTCTGCTCCGAGATCTTCCATTTTGTCCGCGATTGCTTTGATCGCTTCTTCATCGCTTACGGCTTTCGCTTTTTTGCTCGCGCATAGCTTGATAAGATCCACAAGAGCCGAATCGTTACGATCAACCACACGAAGGAATAGAGCTCCGACCCCGTCTTCGTTACGTGTACCGTCTGGGCCTTGTGATCCCAAGTCACGATTGACCTTGTACATTGTCATATAATCAAATTTGATCTCGATTGCGCGACTTCCGACTGTAAATTCCATTGAATAACTCCTTTTTTGTCAAAAAAATAAAAGCAAAAGGGCGATCGAAGCCCCTTTGCTTGAAAAATTAGCGTGTGATATTGTTATAATCGCCTGTTGTTTCGCCCGGGTTTTGGTACTCGTAAACGTCGTTCAACATTGCGATTTCGTCCGCTGAAAGTGGGAACTTACCATCGCGCAAACGTCCAACAATTCCGACTGTATAGTTCAATTCAACGAATCCATCGATCGCGTCAGTAAATTCGACGTCGTCTGTGATCTTACCATATCCAAATTGTGCTGGATAAGTGTCTTTACCAGTTGAAGATTCTTTGACTGACTCGTCAACGATAACGCGCCAAATTTTTACGGATTCCCCTGTTTTTTGTGCGTCGAGAATGACTTGAACTGACGGATCTTTAGGCGCGAGATATTGAGTCAACTCGATTGAGTGCTCATCTGTTGATTTCTCAAGCAAGCGCCCTTGTTGAGTTTGTTCGTCAATGTATTCACCACCCATAGTTGTCGTACCGTCTGTACGATAGGCTGGAAGCATTGCCCCGTTGCCTTTTTCAGCGTGGATTGATTGAATGAAATAAAATACTTTTTTACCTACGATCGGTTTCGCGATCGTAATTTTAATTTTTGCTTTTTCTTCAGCTTCACCCATTTATAAGTGCTCCTTTTTTAAAAAATTGTGTCTGTTAATGCAATGACAATATGATAGACTTCACGGCCTACCGTATCGTCTAAGAGTACGCTAGCGTTTACGTTGCGATTGTGGCCGATTCTGCGAAGGGCCTCAGATTTGACCTTCTCGACCCCGGCCCGGCTTTCCGTCCCCGGTAAGAAGATATCAATCTGTACGCTCATATCCTCAATAATAAGCCCCGTTTGAGCTGTTTTTGATGTGTCCGAGCTAGATTGCCCGATCACCAGAAACGGCTCGAGTGTGTCTTGTTTTGGTAGCTTGAATTTGATCGGAATATTGAGTGGTTTTAGTTTTTCGCGTAAATCTGCGAGCATTTTGACTGAAGGCGTTTCGTTTGCCATGAATCACCTCCTAAACATTTTACGAAGGTTTTTAAATAAAACTTCGCTTTCTTCCTTAACGGCTGGACCGAGAAACGGCTGGGCCTTCATCTTCCGGGTTCCAAGCTCCACATAGACCGAATAGCCGGCCGGCGACGTTACCTTATAACGTAACATACCTACCCGAGCGACAAAGATCCCGTTTCGCATGAAGCCGGTATCGACTGCCGCTTTCATTTTAGCTTTCCGCTCCACACGCAAGGCCGATCGCTGCAATTCTGCCGATACAGCCCGACGCGCTTCCCGTGGCTTGTTTTGGACCCTTCGCATGAACTTGTCCAGCCCTTTTACTGAATATGAAAAACTCATAAGTAAATAACCGTGCTATTATGATGATATTTCTTGCCCTTGATCTTGAGCCTGTGGCCATTGTAAATCACTTCCGAGAAGCCCTTATAAGTGCCCTGTAAGTGCAATTTGAACGAATCAAAATCATACTTACCATAAAGCCCCATCATTTCATAGTTAGATAATGAATTTCGCATACAAGGGACCGGAAAGCTCTTTTTCGTTTCCGTATTCTCGAGTAATTCGTCCTCTGGCTCTTCCTCAAAGATCAAAGTCACGCGTTCGTTATAGATCATACACGCGCCCCCCTTTTAAATGAATCGAGCGATTCCGCGGGCGTTGTGTTTGACCGCAAGGCCTTTTAAAACGGCCTTATGCTCATCTGTTAGATAGCTAGACTCCCAAGTGAAGCTCCGGCCTTCCTCGCTGTCCGCTGTCGCGCCTTCCGAGTTTAGTCGATTAAAGCGACTGACGGCAACGTCTCGAAGGATATAAGCCACGCTCTCGGGCAATTCCTCGAGTGCTGTTTCCGAGAATTGATTGACGTAAGCGATCATACGCTCGAAGCTATCCCGTACAATAAGGGTCAAAAGATCGTCTTGTTCTTGGTCAGCCTTGGGAATACCTTTCAGCAAGCGAAGCTCTTCCGTTACTTGATCGATATTGATTGCTGTCATCGCTCAAACCTCCTAAAACTAGGCTGCTACCGCTGACGCTGGTTCGATTGTAGCTTCTACCACACCGTCCGGAATTTCAGCAAAGAGAACGTTTGCGCCAAAGAATACTGACTCGAAAGTCAAGTTATTCAAGTGACGATCACGCGCCACACCGATCAAGCCTGTTTCGTCTGTGAAGTCCGCAAACAATCCACCAAGGTCACCACCAGCCACGTTTAGATAAGCGAAAACAAGGTTTTCAACGGCTGTTGTATAGATCTTCCCTTGTGGGCATGAAGGCATAACGATAACGTTTTGCATACCGAGGAAGTTTTGGAGAAGTGTGAACCCGAACACGTTTGAAGCGTCAGACGCTACCGCTGTGTTTCCAAGGTATTCAGCCACATCGAGCGGGTTAACGAATGATACAAGTGGAGATCCTTCGAACTCGTTGAAAGTGGTCAATTTGCCCCAGCTATTCGCAAGAGCTTGTTGAAGGCTTTTTCCTTTGACTTTAGTTTTAGTCTTTTTAAGGTAAGCCAAGAAATCTTCTTTGATTCCGTTTTGGATCTCACGAAGCAAGCGTGTATCTGCCTCTGTGATAGCGCGTGACGCACCGTGACGGGCGATCGCTTCCGCTGATACTGCACGACGTTTTTTGAACCATTCTACCGTGTATTCTTGGTCCTTTGCGCGTGTCATTTTAGAAAGCGGAATTGTTTCACCTTCAGCGGTTTTAGTTGTGTCAACGTCCGCTGTCCATTTGTAAGTTTGGATCTTGAGGTCATTCGTCAATTCTTGACGACGTGTAACGCCCAAAAGACGGAGCAAGTCGTTAATGTTTTTAGAAAATTTATTGACAAAATCAATGGACTTAATTTCGCCAAGATCTGTCATGGTTGTAAGTTTGTTTTCAGCCATATTTTAATAGCCCTTTCTAATTTTTAAATAGTCCGATGTTTGCAGCGATCATCGCTTGACGTTCTTCGTCGTTCTCAATAGCCATGATCTCAGCTTTCGTCATAGATACTGGGCCCGTACCCTTGCGAGGCGCTTTCTGTGTCAAACGTTCATCGACGCGGGCTTCTACTGCTTTATCAAAGATTTGTCGCAAAGTGCCGATCTTCTCTTTTGTGGCTTCGGCTGTCTCATCGATCACAAAATCGATAAACTCGCCCGGAAGTCCTTCTTCGCTCAATAGCGTTTGAGTGGCCACGCGCATTTCTTTGATTGCAAGAGCTCGCTCGCGTTCTTCGATCGCTTGGATCCGTTTTGCTTCCTCTTCTTTCGCGCGTTCGTCTTTGGTCAGCTTTGCGAGGCGTTCGCCTTCGCTTTTGGCCTTTTCGATTGCTTCGGCTTGCTCTGCTTCCCAGCTTGCGCGGGCTTTAGCAATTTCGGCTGCGATTGCTTTTCCAAACTCGGCGCGTGTAAAGGTACGCTCTGCCTTTTCCTGCTTTGTTTCGACTTGTTCTTCTTGAGTGACGTCTTGCTCAAGAGCTTCAGTCTCGACTACTTGTGTATTTTCTGACATTATTTTCCTCCGACGGTTACGCCGTCACTCGATTGTTCTCGCTTTACGTCCGGCGACGAAACAATGCAGCTTTTAACGTCCTCCGCATAGTCTGGACAATAAAAAAAGCGGTCTATTCCCGCTTGTCAAGATACTGGATCACCTCCGATCACTGATCCTTGTCACCTCGTGACTGTTTAATGCTATTTATGATACCTTCGATCATTCCAGCGAGTACGGCCCAACCTGCCACCACCAAGAAGGCGAAGCAGAAAAGACCCGCTGTATAAGATACCATATCCCAGATATTAATCACTTGTGCCCTCCTCTTCTATTTCTCCCGCGTCCGGCATGATCGTAGACCGGCAATTGTAATGGAATGGGGGCATATTCACCCCGACTTGCGCGTCCTCTAGCTTATAGAGTTTGTCTTCCTGTGCGATTCGCCGGCAAATTTGAGTTGTCCGATCATCTAGCACGACCAAGATCCGATAGTATTCAAGCCCAGCTTTTTGGTAACGCTTGATAGTGGCCCGATTTATGACGGCCGTCGCGTCGGTCCTTACCAATGTTTCAGCTCGCGACCGTGCCACGTTGAATTCTTTTCGAATTTCGCGGGCCATATCTTGCGGGCTATCTCCGCGTATAAAGCCTTGTTTAAATACCTCTTTCAGTTTTTGCGCGAGGCTGTCGGTATTGCCCCACAACTGCTCAGAATAGTTACGCCCATTGAACGGCGTCTTGATAATTTCTTCAAACGCTGGACGATTGACCGCGCCTGTACGGCCTCCCATTGCCTTTCTATACGCGTATTCTGCGACATTGAATAAATACCTTTCGAAGCTCTTATGAAGCGCTCCTGTGAGCACTCCGAGCCTGTGGATAGTTTCCAACTGCAAAGCCTCGATTCTGATCGCTCGAGCTGACGCGTATTGTTGGTTTAATCGCTTCATTAGCTCTGGATCCTTTTCGGCTTGCTCGCGGTATAACGTCGCATTATCCACATAGTCGCTCAGATCCTCACCACGAAGGCGCTTCGTTGCGTCTTGGTAAGTGAGTTCGTGATCTTCAGCGTACTTTGTATAAAAGTCAAACAACGACTTTTGCAACCTTACCGCCTCATTGCGATAAGTTTTTTCCAATTCAGCAAAAAAGTCTATGTCTTTTCGGTCAACGTATTCGAATATCTCCCGGGCGCGTGCTTCCCAGTATTCCTCATGGTTGTTTAGCTTCAGTTTCTTCATCTGTCGCTACCTCACCGGCTTGTGGTTCGATTCGTGGGAGCATTTCAAGCGCTTTTTCCGTCTCTTCTTTCATACGCTTCAATTCAGCTTCCGCGTTGACTCCGGTCACTTGCTCAAGGATCTCGACGATCGTTTGTTCACTTACCACCCCATAGAGATTTTTCGCAATAGCTACCATTTCAGCGTCGTTTTGTGGTAAGTTTGGCGTAAATACGACGTCCGTCTCATTGATAAGATTGTAATTGTCGGAATCGTTCCCCTTGATCTTCCAGATATTGACTGCGAGACGCAAGCGACGCATGAGACCTTTTTCGAAAAGTAACTCTTGCTTACCGCGATAGTTGTCCGCTGCCATCATCTTATATTTCATTGCTTCGCCCGACTGTGTGCCTGCGAAGTTGCTGTCCGTTGTATCTGGCGTGAAGGTAAAGCGTAAGATATCATTTACTAGCCGTTCCTTGTACGCTTCGGCCCCGGCCGTATCGTATGACTTAACAAGATAGTTCGCACTTGGACTCGATCCGCCCGGAATCGGGTTATCATCAAGGATCAAGATTTTTGCTTTTTTAAATGCTTGAGATACCGCAAGCCGTCCATTTGGATTGACGCGACCGTCTTCCGTAAAGTCTTTATCTTCTACGCCCGTGAACGGATTCCCCGAGATCACCAAAAGAGCCTCGTTACTGTCTTGTTGGAAGTTAGCAAGCTCTGACTGTGATAAATCGTAAGCGTCGATAGAGTCAAGCACGGCTTCGAACGCCCCTGTCCGGTCCGTATTATTGCTAAACTCATTTACTGGTACGCCATTAAAGAAGTGCTCGCTTGTATCTTTGAGATGAAGCGTGTCCGTGTCTTGGTTATCGTCCACATACTCATAAATAGCGTTACTAGTATAGACTTTGACAAAATCGCGTTTGTGTCCGTTGCCGTAACTGATAGAGTAGTAGTTAATAGCCATCAATGAACGTTGCTCGTAGCTGTCGTCATAAATGACAAAAGTTTGCTCTGGATCCATACGATAGAGTTTGACCCAGACCGAGCCGTCTTCGTCTTTGAACGTGCTCAAAAGCTCGTAAGCCCGGCCATAGATCGCGAGATCTGTCTTGATCGCGACGTTGTGGTCCTTCTCGTTGTTTTGCTTCGAAAACTGATCAATCTGTTTCTGGATCTCCGCGTTTTCGTTTTTGTATTCTACCGGGTTCCCCAGCATATAGCCTTGCTCAAAGATTGCGATATACTTCGCCCAGTCACTCGCGATTCGATTATCTGCACTGTATGGATCGCTTTTCGCCTCGCGATACTTGATATTATTATCAGCGAGATAATAGCGTTTCAACTCTTTCAATCGGTCCAATTGCTCAGATCTGTGCGTCCCGATATAGTTTTTTAGGCGTTCGATCCATTTCTGGTCCTCGTATTCGATCGTTTCAAAATCTTCGGCCGTCATGATGAATTGACGATTCGCGTTCTCGTCAAAACGCCGTCCTTTCAAAAATTTCAATTTCTCTTATTCCTCCCTTTAGAAATAATATTGCGCGCTGGTCATACGCTCTTTTACTGTGCTGCTTGTGTCGTAGACGTGCTGTGAATAGATCGCGTATCTTACCGCGTCTAGTACGTCGTCGTGCTCTTTCAGTGGTTCGCCTGTGCGCTCGTTCCAGACGTATTGATAGATCTCGTCTTTGAACTTGCGGACCTTATTTGAAACGACAAAAAAACGGCCACCCTTCATGAGTTTAGCCACCTCTTCAATCCCAGATAATACCGACTTGTAAGCATTAAAACACTTTAGACGCTCGCGGTTAAACCGTCCGACGTGCTCGGGCCGTGCGCTGTCAGCCCAAAAGAATATATCGCCGTATCGCGTCTTGATATCCTTCGCGATATCTACCCAAAAGTCAATTTCTTTGTACTGGTGCGCGTGTTCCTCGAGTATGTACACATCGCCGGCCTCGGTTTGGCCCACGACCACGATCGAGCCCCAGTGCTCATATCCCCAGTCAACCCCAGCATAGATCTTTGCGAAATGCTCGGGCGCTTTCTTGACGTACATATCCTCTTTAAAGTCACGATATACCGCACCTTCACCGATCACCCACTTACCATAGATCCCGCGCTCGGTAAACATACCGGAAGGCGTTGTCGCGATCAAATTATCAACGTATCGCTGATTTAAGAACGTGTTATCAAAGATCGTAAAATGATTCGCGACGATCTTTTCATCGTCCGCCTTGTCGATATAATCGACCTTGAGCCAGTGTTTCGGGTGGTCCGGGTTGGTATCGCATATAATACGCGCGCCATACCCCGAGCAACGCTTTAGAATTTCGTCGAAAACCTCTTTATTTGCGAGCGTGGCCTCGTTTACGTATGCCCCGAAGGCTGTCATACCCCGGATAGCTTTAAGGCCCGCTATGGACCCCGTAAACGTCGTTACGACGTACACCCCAAAGAGTGTGAAGTTGCCGTGACGATCAAACTGGAATTCGTGGCCGTAAGCGTCTGTGATCTCGCGCAATATGTTTGTTTGCAACGTCCCGGACGATACAGCGCCTAAAATGTACATGGGGGTTTGAACCCCGACTTTTGCAGCATTTTTCTTGACTCGCTTCAGCTCCATCAAAAAAAGATCGTTATCGAGCTTGGTCTTTCCGGCACGTACTGCGCCATGGTTTATCATCATGTACCAATCGCGAGAGATAGAGCGCCGCAAGATCCTGATCTGTTTATCTGTATATAACCGATCAAGTGCCATCTTGTATCACTCCTTCCAGCTTGTCGAAATAATCGGCCATGATATCCTCGGACGCCATGCCACCTTCAAGAGCTTGCTCGCGCTTCTTGTTTTCAAGCTGCATTGCCTTAACACGCTCTTTCTGCTCTTTCTTATCGAGAGCGTCCTTGGTGCCTTCGTTGCCGTTCATCTTGGCTAGAAGCTCGATCGCTCGTATATCGCCTTTCAAGGCCTTTTGCAAAAGCACCGTTGCAATTGCTGTCTGATTCGTTGCGCTCAAGCCTTTCTCTTCGAGCATTCCTTTTAGCTGCGGACTGAAGACGTCCATCGATAAAATCTCGTTTACTTTCTTTTTTAAGTCCGCTTTCTCTCTTCTAGCTTTCCCGGAGGCAATACCGCCTTTTCTCCGGATCTTCCTCTGCTCTTCCTCTGTTCGCTCGTTAAACGGAATTAAGTTTTCTGTTCCATCTCTAGGCAATTCTTACCTCCTTTCAAATTAAAAAAGCCACAAGTTTTTTTTACTCATGACTTCGTTTTATATTCTAAAAGAGGGGTTGTCGTTTTTATTTCGACAACAAAAAAACCCCAATTAAGGGATTAAATACAACGCAATGATACGGATTCGCACCGTAGCTTCCTCTATCAAGGCGTACTCCTTCTATACTATCCCTTGCGTTTTCTATTAAAATTATACCACTCTTTCGTCACTCTATCAACCATTTTTCGCTCTTTAGTTGTCAGATTCGTGCCACCTTTTTTACTTACTTCATATTCATTATGAAAATAACCGTGATGAACATGAGGAATCATTTTTTTATGTTCATGATCTAGGTCTATCTGTTTATTACGTTTATTTTTTGTATCATTGTAAGCAATATTCTTTAAATTGTTTGTATGTTTATCAACTAATACATACACTCTACCTTTAGTCATAGTTTCCATCGGTGCTTTTTGTGAGCCCTGCTCATTTTGAACAACAAACTTGATATTCCCTACTTCATGTATAGTTTTATATTCCGTTCCGTACAGTTTGCCTTTCTTGCTCCTACCAGAACTTGCACCTCTGCCACCCATATCTTACCTCACTCTAATTCGTCGAGCGTTTACAAAACCGTTATTTAACCCGTCACGTCTTGCGTTGTGGTGCTCGTTGAAATGTTCCGCCCAGCGCTTTTTCATTTTTCCACTTTGAATCTGTACCGCGCTTTTATTATTTGTTTTATAGTCTCTGAAATACGTGTCTTTTCTCCATCGACTAACTCGGGAGACGTGCCCTTCTCCTTGCGTTCGAGTGATCCGATTGTCTGATTTATCATAATTGATAGTTTGTCTCGAACCTATTTGTTTCCACTGCTCACGTCTTTCATGATAGTTAGTAAATAATTTCTTTTTCAGTCTGATCTGGATCGGGTTCAACTTTGCCTCTGTGCTTTGAGGTAACGTTCCAGCATTGTTCACGCCACCACTACCGAGCCCGCCTTTTTTCGTTTTCTTTCCTTTACCGCCCGAGCTTTTAGCTCCTCTTCCGCCCATTTTTCAACCTCTCTGTCGTTTCGTTTTCGAAATAGTGTACTTCGATATCTCCATAGTCATACTCGACCTTACCACCATAGACTAATAATCTTTTTGGCTTCAATAGCTCAATCATAACGTCCACACCATCGCGCCATATTTCAAATTGTTCTTCGTTCTGCTTGACCCCAATTGTGCTGATCGCAAGTGTAGCGCCCTCCGGCAATCCGTCAAAACAAAAAGAAAAGCTGTCCGAGTACGCCCACGATACCGTGGGAATAACCGTATAGCCGTATTTCTGCATGATCTGACCGATCAACCTCGAGCGATACACGTTCCAAACTTGCATTGCGACCGGCATATCGATATATAAGCTAAAGTCTGGCGTGAGTACGCAATCGAACTCGCCTAGCTTCTCGATATAATATTCCGGCCGTTGCCAAATTCTCTCAAATTGATAATCGTCAAGAAAGAAATGAACTCCCGCGCCGTGGTCCGGCTTGTTTAAGACGTAATTAAAGCCCTGCAAGCGTTCCGGGACGTGATCCACTGGATCGAGAGCGGGCATTTCAAATCGCCCTTCAATCTTTGCTGAATCGAATAAATCCAGATTATATTGATTTATCGTTGTTTCTCTGTGAAATTCTTTTTCTTCTTCCTCTTGCTCTTCTACTTCCAAGTTGAAATTTAAAGTTTCATCTTCCGGCAAGTCAAAGCCAAAATCTGCCATATCCACACTAAAGATCCCGTCCAGCTCATCTCTTAACATTTCGGTATCAAAGCCCGTGTCCATGTTTAGCTTGTTATGTACTAAGATATAGGCTTTCTTTTGATCTTCTGATAAGTGAGACAAGCGAATGACTTCCGCTTCTGTGTACCCGAGCTGCTCGAGCGCTTGTAAGCGTCCGTGGCCCTCGATGATGATATTGTTTTCATCAATCGCGATTGGGTCATTATTCCCAAACTCTTGGATCGATTTTTTGATCTTGTCGATCTGCTCTTGTGGGTGTAGCTTCGCGTTTCCCTCGTATTCTCTCAGATCGGCTATTTTGACTTTTTCGATTTGCATTTTAAACCACCAAAAAACAGCCTCCCCAGAAAGGAATAGGGGGAGACTGAAAAGAAAAGTATAGAGTATAGAAATGTCTGGCAAGGGGAAGAACTAAAAGAACCTTACCAAAAGCGGACGGGCGGAATCGAACCGCCGAAACGAAAAAATTTTAAAAAATATAAGGAGACCCCACAAACTGGGAAAGTTTTTTTATGAAAAGTAAAACGTGCTGCTGTAACTGTTGGCTTGGCCCTGTCGTCCGCTGGAAGATCTCTCTTTCTTTCGATCTCCCGATAATACAATTTTATCACCTTTTTTTGAACACTTTTCCCAAATTTCAGTGACTTTTTAAAAAAATATTTGTCACTTTCTTTTCGAGCCCTTCGAAAAATGGTTTGATAATATTTCGATAGACTGAGTTTTTTGACATAAACAGCTCGAGGGCCACGCCTTCGACGTTTTTTGATTGTGTTACATATAAGCATTTGATCGCCTCCCAGATTGTAGGTTCACACTCGTTCGTGTACTCTTCTATCGCTTCAGCGAACGTGTACAGCCGAATTAGTTCCGGATCGTTTTCTTTAAGGATCACGTTTTTTAAGGCTTCCGGCGTGTTACTTGCTGACTTGCTTTTAATGAACCAATTTTCGTCGAAATTCTGATAAGGGAAGCTGATCTCTTCGATTCGCTCTTTGATCTCTTTATCGAACGGGTAGCGTCGAAGCGCGTCTATAAGATAGCCATATCTTGTCTCAATTCGCAAGCGCTCCTCCTTTCTAGCCCCAAGCGGGCTCTAAAATTCTCTTTCGTACACGTCAAAGACTCCGACTTTCTGACTATCACGATAGGCCAGCGCCTCTTCTTTGGTCTGAAATTCAATCTCTTCAAACTTAGTTGAATGATTACAATCCCAGCGCGTACGTTTTAGATATTTTCTAACGACATAAACTTTCATACTATCCCCCTACGCCGTTTTGATCGGCGATCTCTTGTAATTGTTGCGCCATACGTGAATTATAATCATTATTCAATTTATTAATAATCACATCTTGCATTGTATTTTTTTCTTTCACTTTTTCCAGCTCGTCCTTTTGCGTCCGGATTATCTGCTGTAGATCGCTGTTGCTCGTTTCGAGCACCCGTACTCGTGTATTCAAATTAACACATACAGCGATTATGATGAAAAGGATAAACGCAAAATTTGCTCGTATCATCTTATCATTATTCGTCATTGCTTGTCCTTTCTATTTTTAAAAGCTATCACACCAGCCCAGATCAAACCAGAGAGCCAGACCAGTGCGAGTAGTAGATAGATAAAGTTTTGTAGGTCCATCATTCAACCCCCAATAAGTCGCGGTTCTCCCAAATATTCCCAATGACTTCAACTTTGAAGAGGTATGGACTGAATAAGTCGTACAGAGGGGGTTTCAGGCACTTCATACTTCAAATTTACTTCCTTGGAAATAAACATAGCCTTATCGTGATCGTATTTAACAACTTCAAACCAACTCGAATCATTATTAGCGACTTTCAGTATATCTCCTTCAAAAATATCCTTGCCATTCTTATCTTTGAGCCCTGTGGATTGCATGAGTTCCACTTCTTCTGATAAACGTTGAAAAGTAATACCATCTCCGATAAAATCAAATTCACCACAAGCCCAATGAATCTCGTCCACTTCATACATTTTTTTGTAGGTCTTATCCCACGCTCTAAATTTTGGAATCATTCCGTTACCTCCTCAATCTCAATCCCCGGACAATCGAACACCCAGCCAAAACCGGCCTCTTCGAGCTGTTTTTTTGTGTGTTCTGTACGAAATTTCTTATCGATTTTTAAAGACGATAACACCCAAGCGTGTTGAAATTTGATAAAGTTTAAGTAATTAAAATCACCACT